CCGGAAAACCCTGATAGCAAATCTTTCATTGGCCAAGATCTTCCGGAGCGGATTCTGCTAGCAATCATTTCCCGCGTTCTTTCTCCTTGCCTGCCTTCTCCAGCCTGTCGAGTGCCGAAAGGAATCCCCGCACGGCTTCGCCTTGCTCCTGATACTTCCGTTTCAGTTCCCCGTGTTCGCGGGCTTCCTGCTTGTAATGCGCACAGAATCGGGGGTACTCCTTGACGACGTATTTAATCGCTTCGCTCCCGCTCTTCTTCCCGATGATGTCTTTGAGTATCTCCAGTTGGGCGGCTTCTTCGGCTGTCAGTCGCAAGGTGATCGTACTTACTTTTTCGCTCATGATCGTTCACCCCCTTTCTCGCCGTCGGGGGCGGCTGGTTGAAGGGCGTCCGCCTGTTCCCGGTTCATTACTTCCGCCCTTCCGAATGCTTCCGCATACGTTTGGCAGCGTATTCCATATCGCTCAATGGTGACGCCTGCGGCAGTCACTTCGTGCGCCACGCACCATCCCCGACGCATCTTGCGGGGATAGTAGAGCGGCGTGCCAGTTGTTTTTCTGTTTTCGTTCATCGTTGTTGCTTTTTGTGAGGCTATGAAGCCGATTTGTTTCTGATACCGGAATGTTCGTGACTGCTGTCCGCTATTGCCCCCATGGCATCCCTTAGCCGCTTCAACAGGAACAACCGGGGCATCCGCAGGCGTTTGTTCCCGTGCATCTCGCCTAGAATTTGCCATACGGGATTTCCTATTTCGCCATGTCCGGACAGTCCGAGCACCTCCTCAAGTTCCCGGGGGGAAAGATTGTAAGGGCTTAGGGCCTCTATCAGCCCTTTGGGATTGCGTGGCTTTTGTTCGTGCCCCGCCGCCTCCACTTGTGGCGGGCGTTGCCCGGCAGCTGTGGGAGCAATATTGCCGCCTGTTGTAATGGCGGTTTCAGGCTTATTTCTGCCTAAAGGGGTGGAAGAAAGCAAAGCTCTCGCTTCCTCCTCCGTGAGTTCTCCGGCGGTCGGGGTAGTCGGTAGGGGGATAGAGGAGGACTTTTCTTTACTTTGCTTTTCTTTGTCGATTTTTTCCGGAAGGTTTCCGGAAGTTTCCGGAAAGTTCTGGAAATCTTCCGGAAGTTTCTCGAAAGTAGGGTCTACCGTTGTCGGTGACACCGGCACGTCCGGTACATTTTGCCCGGTCGGTTCCGCTGCAGCTTCAAACAGAGGCATATTGACGGGAGGCTTCATGGGTTGTTCCGGTTCTACGAGAAGAATATCCAGCGGGATATACATCTTCTTCTTCGCCAGCTTGCAGATGTCTATATATCGGCTCTGAATGGCCCTCGAGGTGAGAATACATTTCATCTTCCACACGACGGGGTCGAACAGGCAGATTTCGGCGCAATAGTCTACGATCTCTTTCACCCGTTCCTCGTTCATGCCCCAATAGTCGGCACAGTCGAAAAGCTGATCTTCCGTCCAGCGGATATATGAACCATCGACACGGTAAATTTCGTTCAATGCATATTGGTATACGGCATAGCCATCGCACCCGTATTTCTTCTTCAGACGTTTTATTTTGATGTCCTGAAAGCGGTCTGTTTCCGCTTTGTAATAAGAAAATCCGTTCTTGCTCATATTCTTCTGCTGTAATTAGATGCCAGGTAATTCATGATTTCTTCTTTGCTGTATAGGAATGTCCCGCCCAGTTTATAGAACGGGATAGCTCGCTCCGCGCGCAGGTTTCTCAATGTCGAGTTACTGATGTTGAGCAATTTGCATACGTCAGTGGAGCGGATGAATACAGCATCTTCGGGCACGGTATCAAGCATGACGGGCGTAACGGGCTTGTATTTCGTTTTTCCGGGGGCTTTTCCCTGTTGGTTGGTTCCGGCTGTATCTGTCTTTTCTGGTTTCACGATTCTCATGCTGTTGGTTTCTGTTTTCATAATTCTGCTTTTTATGTGATTAATATTCATTCAAGTATTCAAAAGTAATCCGGTCAAGGTCTTTCAGTTGGCTGCCGTCGAGGGCGTGGATCGTTTTTATAATCCACCCTTTCAGAACGATTTCCCGGTGTCCTTCCCTGCTTCCATAATGCCGCAACGCATCACTAATCGCCTTCTCCATTTCTGAATAGGTGATGAAGCTTTTCTCATACGCTATCATGCTGTCGATAGCTTTCAGTTCCAGTTCTTCCTGATTGACAGTTACGGTTGCTTTCATTCGTTTACGGCTTTATTATTGGGTGATTTTTGCGTTTCCTTCCTAGTGTACAATTCTTTGAGAGCTGCCATGTCGTCCATTACTTTCGTGTCTAGAATCTTAGCGTAGATTTGCGTCGTCTTAATGCTGGTATGTCCCAACATTTTCGACACAGTTTCAATCGGTATGCCGTGAGACAGAGTAATAGTAGTTGCAAAAGTATGTCTTGCCATGTGAAAAGTGATATTTTTCTCTACTCCCGCTTCCTTGGCCACTTTTTTCAGGTATCGGTTTGCCACCTGGTTGGGCGGTACCGGGAATACATGATTAGTCCGTTTTCCTTCGTGGTATGCTTCATACCTCTTTAATATACAGACAGCAGGCTGCAACAAAGGTAGCATGGCGTGTATGTCCGTTTTCTGACGATAATAATTCAGCCACAAGCTTTTGTCGATACCGACATTTATATTTACATTGGTCAGGTTGCTGATGTCGACAAATGACAGTCCGGTGAACGAAGAAAGAAGCATCTAAGCAAGGGGGATAGGAATGAAGAGAATCAAACGCAACCCGTTGTAAACAAGCGGTTTTGCAGTTGTTTGCCATTACAGCCAAACAGCAGGGAAAGGAAGGATAATGCAAGGTTTCCGCTACCAAGTCATTACCTGTTCCGCTACCTGCCTGAAGCCTGAAAAACAGCGTTCCTAATGCTTGTAAACAAGCATTATACGTGCGACAGGGGCTTCAAATCCGCAGATTTAACAGCGTCCGTTCCGTTTGCGCCGTTCTGCCCCGTTTCCAATTCTGTCGGTCGGCAATGTATCACTAATATTGCAACCAAAAAAGTTATGGCAATGAAGACAGAAATGAAAGTGCTGCTCTACATCAAGCGCAGCGGACAGGACAAGGACGGACGGTCGCCACTCATGGGCAGGATAGCCGTCAGGGGAAAGAACAACTCCATCGCGCAGTTCTCCTGCAAGTTCAAGGTAAATGTAAAGTTGTGGAACGCCACAGCGCAACGGTGTACGGGCAAGAGCAGGATGGCGGTCATGGCAAACCGGGAGATTGAACGCACGCTATTGTTGTTGCGCCAGCGTTTCAACGAACTTAAAGACATCAAGGAGGTTGTTTCGGCAGAGGAAGTGAAGAACGCCTACCAAGGGCTGGCGGAATCGCAGGACACCATCATGAAGCTGTTTGCGGAGCATAATGAGGAATATGCCTTGCGCGTAGGCGTAAACCGTTCCGCAACCAGCTATTACCATTACACGAACACTTACCGCCACCTCGCCACCTTCCTGAAAGACAAGTACCGCCTTTCAGACATGCCTGTCAAGCAGTTAGACGAGAATTTCATCGAGAATTTCGACATGTACATGCGCACCGTCAAGCGGTTTATGCCTAAGACCATACTCGGACATGTAAACCGCCTGAAAAGCGTGATGATGCTTGCCGTGTTCCGTGGCATTATCCCGTTCAGCCCGTTCAAAGGCTACAGACCACAAAAGCCGGAGTTCAAGCAGATGTACCTTACGGAAGAGGAACTGGGCAAGTTCGCCAGCATGACTTATGATACGCCCAACCGCAACTTCACGAGGGACATGTTCCTGTTCTCGTGTTGGACGGGCATTTGTTACTGCGACATGAGGGCGTTGACGGAGAAGAACCTCGTGAAAGCCGAGGATGGGAGCCTGTGGATTCATACCGAACGGCAGAAGACCGGAACGCCCGAATGTGTAAGGCTGATGGAAATACCGCTCGCTATATTGGAGAAATACAAGGGCATGGATGCCAACGGCAAACTGTTGCCCATGCTTACGAAAGAGAGCATGAACATCCATCTGAAGAAAATGGCCGTGATGTGCGGCATCAACCGTCCGATTTCATTTCATCAGGCCAGGCATACCTTCGGCAGCATAATCTGTCTGTCACAGGGCATTCCCATCGAAACGGTAAGCAAAATCATGGGACACAAGCATATCAAGACCACGCAGCGGTACGCGAAAGTCACGCAGGACAAGATTGACCGCGATGTGGACAAGCTGAATGAAGCCATTGGCGGTAAATTTTCCCTGTTCGGGATTGACGCAGCCCCTTCCACGATACGCAAGGACAACACCCGGCGTAGGATAAATCCGAGTTGGAAACAAAGGGCTATTGTCAAACAAATGATGGAGGGATAAGCCATGCGCAGCACGTTCAAGCTATTGTTCTACATCAACCGACAGAAGTTGAAGAAGAACGGCAAATGCTCCGTCATGGGACGTATTACCCTTGACGGCAAGGTCAGCCAGTATTCTACAGGGTTGGAGGTCGAGCCTGCGTATTGGGAAGCCGACACGGGCAGGGCTTCCACCGACGGGCGAAAGGAAAGCCTTGACTGCGAGAAGAAAAAGGAACTGGTCAGGCTGAATGATGCCTTATCCGCACTGGAAGCCAAAGCCCGTGCCGCCTACAAGGAGAACGTGGACAGTTACGGCTTCGTGTCGGCAGAAATCATCAAGAACGCCGTGACGGGCAAGTCGCAGGTGAAGGAAACCCTGCTTGCGCTAATGGACGAACATAACGAAGAATATGCCAAGCGTGTGGGCATTGACAGAACAAGGCACAGCTATGTCCGCTATCTGACCACACGCAAGCACATTCACAATTTTATGAAGTACAAGTACAACATGGAGGACATGCCGTTGCGCTCGCTGACCATGCGCTTCATGACCGACTTCACGTTTTACCTTTCCACCGTGCTGAGATTGAAAGTGTCGGCATACAACGACTATCTCATCCTGCTGCACAAGATGACGCGGCTCGCCTTGAAGAAGCATATTCTCAAACGCGACCCTTTCGCGGGACACAAGATAGAGAAGGTTCCGGTGAACCACCGCTACCTGACGGGTGAGCAGTTTGAGAAGCTGTTGAAAGCCAAGTTGCCCACATACCGACTTTGTCATACGAGGGACTTGTTCGTCTTTTCGACTTTTACGGGCATCGGGAGGGCGGATTTAGCGAATTTGACGGAGGACAACATCATCACGAAGGAGGACGGTAGCAAGTGGATTCACATCGCACGTCAGAAGACCAAGGCGGAGTGCCATATCAAATTGTTGGACATACCCTTGCGCATCATTGAGAAATATCGCGGAGAAGGCAAGGACGGCAAACTGTTTTATGTGCCAATCACCGGAAACCTCAACCGCAGCCTGAAAATGATTGCCGAACAATGCGATTTGGACTGCCATCTTACCTACTATCAAAGCCGTCACTCCTTCGCAACCCTGATTTGCCTGAACAACGGCGTGCCGATAGAAAGTATCAGCAAGATGATGGGGCATTCCTCCATCCGCACCACGCAAATCTATGCGGAAATCACCAACCAAAAGGTGAGCCGTGACTTGGCTGTACTATCCGAGACCACCAAAGGCAAGTTCTCCCTGCCTGATGACGGGATGCCATCGCGTGTATTCAAATGCGGCAATTACAGCGGTTGGAAAAAGGAATGTAAACGGAATTCAGACAATGAAAAATGATGCGGACATGGAAAGGGGAATAATCACAATCAATGAAAACGGGGCGGTCACGATGCAGACCGCTCCCGTTTGGATGACGCAGCAGGAGATGTCCGATGCGTTCAATGTGTTCGGTTGCGACATTCGCAAGGCTATTGCTGCCATTTACAAAAACAATGAATTGTCGGAAGAGGAAACGGTGCGGCACGTCAGACAGGACGGTAGGATTTGCTATGACGTGTACAGCCTTGAGATGGTGATTGCCGTGGCTTTCAGGTTGCGAAGCCGGGAGGCAATGGCTTTCCGAAAGTTCGTCATTGAAAAGTTGTACACCGTAAGCCGTGAAAAGCCTGTAAATTTGTTCTTTTCGCTGTCCGTAGCCAATCCACGGTGTATGTGTTAGCGGTCAGGATATAACATTACGCAAAGAAAGCCGATGGCGACAAGTTAGTTGTCCGACCAATCGGCTTTCTTTGTTTTTGCACGTTCTGTTTTACGTTTCCAAGCGGTAGGCATTCCGATAGCCGCTCATCAGCAGCTTTTCGATGTCGGATTCCTTGTACAGGATTTTGCCACCCAACTGGTAGTAAGACACCATCCCGTTGTTACGGTAGTCCTGCAAAGTACGTCGGCTCACCTTGAGCCATGCCGACACCTCCTTGTCTGTAAGGAACTGTTCGTTACCCAGCGAAGCCTTATGGCTTGCGTCCATTCTTTCGATGCCCTCAAACAGAGCATCCAGCTTTCCGATGAAGCCGACTTCCAGTTCACGGTCGGCAAAAATCAAGTCATTCATAATTTACAGTGGATTTAGTGGTTGTACATTTTGTTGTCTGATTAGATGCTACAGCCACGATAGGCTGCATCCTTGCGTCTGTCCTCCACAAGGCGGACAATGCTCTGCACGTCCTCCGGCTTATAGAAAATCTTGTGCCCTATCTGCGAGTAAGCCAGTGTTCCGTTGTCGCGGAGAGTCTGCAAGGTGCGCGGGCTGATGCGCAACTGTTGGCAGACCTCTTGGTTGTCCATCCAACGGCTTAGCCGTTTTCCTTCCCTCTTGCGGAGGATTTCATTCACCCGGCCAGACAGGCGATTGAGCTTGCCGACCATTTCCTCATACTTGCTTTTTGAAATGATTACTACTTCCATACTCATTATATTTACTATTTGTTCTTCTTTTTGCCTGCAAAGTAAAGCCGTTGTTTGTATAAGACAATGGCTTTGCAGTTTGGTGGCAGCTTGTGGCAGCAAGTGGTCGGGAGTGGCGTTATCCACTGAACCCGTAACGGCTGCTTCAAGTGTCCGTGCTGCAAAGAAAAGCGAAGTCCGGCATAATCCAACCGCTTCGCACTTGCGTGGCAGCATTTGGCGTCGGTGTGGTAGCCTGTGGCATTCTTCGGGTTCCTATATACTCCTTGAAAGGGACTTCATCTGTTTCACGCCAAGCCATGTCCTTAAATCTGTCCCAACCATTCCAATTAAGCCCTTAAAAATACTAATGCCATTTCTTGCACTATGGCAAAACGATGCAGCCTAAACCGTTCCGGCAATGTGTAAAGTGCAAAATCGTACATTGTTGCCACAGCCAATCCATTTGTTTGACAGCCTGCAATACAGACATTTCCTTTGCAACCGATAATCGGTCAACTGTGCGCACAACGACCAACATTGTTAAACATTTAATTCAAACAAGTATGAAGAAGAATCTAAACAGCCAAAGTATGGATGCAGCATTACAGGACTTTTTAGGCAACAAGCCGAATTTGGAAACACCGAAGCCCGAACCGCAGCCTGCCGACACGCAGGAACAGGCAGGTGAAGTCGTGCCGGAACAGACGGACGGAACTCCGCAGGTGGTACGCCGCATCAGCGGCAAGCAACGCCGGGCATCGTTGGAGGAGTACAAGGAAGCTTTCCTCCCTGTTCCGACCATTGAAGACCGCAAGCCCGTGTTCCTCAGCCGCAGCACGCGCGACGCTCTTGACCGTATCGTCCGCATGTTCGGCGAGCGGCGGATGAGCGTGTCAGGACTGGTGGAGAACATCGCCCGGCAACATCTTTCCGCCTACGGGGAGGACATCGAGGCATGGCGTAAACTCTGAGAATTAAGGGGCTGATTGACGGGGCGCAATTCAGAGTTACTCTGAACCTATCCGACGGAGTTTTGAGGGGAGCAAGTTTGTGTTTCGGGCATACCGAAACCACTTGCTTCCACTCATGAACTCCGTGGAAGCCGCATCCCGTTGGTCTAATCAGTAATCGCATTCTAATCATTAGAAATTAAAAGCCAATGGAGCATAAACGTAAAATCAACAACAAAAACAAAGGAGGTCGCCCCAAGAAGGGAGCAGCAGACAAGCTGAAATACCGTCTAACGGTGAAGATGGCGACATCGGACTACTACACGCTGAAAGGCAAGGTGCGGAGTGCGGGCATATCCGCCGGGGAGTTCCTGCGCCGTTGCATGAGGGACGGGCAGGTGAAGGAACGGCTCACGCCGGAGCATACAGGCTATGTCCGCCAACTCTGCGGTATGGCGAACAACCTGAACCAACTTGCGCACAAGGCGAACACCGCGGGCTTCGTCACGGTGAGGATGGAATGCCGCATACTCGTGGCACGGATTGAAGAACTCCTTAACTTTATCCTCCTATGATAGCTAAAATCGTAAAAGGAAGCAGTTTCAAGGGTGTGGTAAACTACATTCTTGACAAGGAAAAGGACGCTAAAATCCTTATCTGTGACGGTCTGTTTGTCGAGAACAAGAATACGATAGCCATGAGCTTCGATGCACAATCGAAGATGAATCCAAAGGTTACGAAGCCCGTCGGACACATCTCGTTGGCTTTCCATAAGGAAGACGAACACCGCCTGACCGACCGCGCAATGGCAGGAATAGCGTTGGAATACCTGAAGGAAATGGGGATAACCGACACGCAGGTTCTCATCGTGCGCCACTTCGACAAGGAGCATCCGCATGTGCATATAGCGTTCAACCGAATCGCCAATGACGGCAGGACAATCAGTGACCGCAACGAGCGGATACGCAGCGCACGCATCTGTAAGGAACTGACGAAGAAATATAACCTGTACTTCGCCAGCGGCAAGGAGCGGGTGAAGCAGCACCGCCTGAAAGAGCCGGACAAGACCAAGTACGGGCTTTATTCCATCCTTAAATCGGAGGTTTCAAGGTGCGGAGACTGGCAGCAGTTAGCCGCTAATTTGGAGAAACAGGGCGTGGATATGCGGTTCAAGTACAAGGGCAAGTCGGACGAGGTGCAGGGTGTAGTATTCATCATGAACGGCTATTCGTTTAGCGGTTCCAAGATTGACAGGCAGTTCAGCTATTCAAAAATAGATGCGGCATTGGAACGTAACAGACGTACCGAGCGAATGGAAATGCCACCGCCTTCGCGTCATGAAGAACTGCCCACGTTTCAACCTGAATCAAGGGGCAACGATGATTTGTACAGCGGTTCGATTGGTCTTTTCATGCCGGACAATGCAAACGCTCAGGCAGATGAGAACTATTTTGAGGAACAGCTAAAACGCAGGAACAAGAAAAAGAAACAACGTAAAATAAGATTCTAAATATGGATAATAACGAAGTATATGCGCTCTTTGAGGACATCAAAAATAACCTCAAGGGTATCAACGGAAAGTTGGAGAACACTCCAAAAGTAAGTAACGGTCAATCAGGAGAACAAGCTCCTGCAATGGATTTGGTTTCCATAAAGGACTTGTTCGACAGTTCTGCAAAGGAGCATCAAGAGCAAACCAAAGCCATACTGACCAAGTTCGCGGAAGCGGAAGTAAAGACATCGAACAGGATACTGGGTCTGTTGCGTGATTTGAAAGAGTCGTTTGCCCGAAGTTCGGAAGAACGGAAGGATGAGCCGCAGGAACATATCCACCGCCATAGTTTCAATATCCGGTCAAGCAAGGTGTTTTCTCTTTTGGTCGGCATGGGTATCGTGTGTAGCCTCTCCGTCTGGGGCAACATCGAGCTATGGAAATCCAAACGGCAATATGCGGACGATGCGCTGAAGTTCCGAGTCATCCGCTCGTGGGGAGGCTGCAACGCCAATCATATTCTTTGGCTGAATGACGTGTTTGACATCCACCGCAACGAAGAAGCCATCGACTGGATACGGCAGGAGGCTGACAGCTACGACAAGGGGTTAAAAGTCTTGTCCGACAGTCTGATGCAGGAGAAGTTGAAAGTGAAACAAACGAAGAATAACAATAACCAAAAGTAACGTGAATGGCATCGGTAAAAGTGAAATTCCGTCCTTCCGCCACAGGCGGCAGGGAGGGCAGCATATATTATCAGGTGATACACAACCGCGCGGTCCGCCAGATTACGGCAGACCTGCATGTACATGAAAATGAGTGGAACGCCGGAACATCGTCCGTAACGGTTCCCTCTCGGGCTGATGCGGACAGGAAGCACCATCTCCATATGATTCAGAAACACATCAGTCGTGACGTACTGCGGCTGGAGAATATCATCCGCGACCTGACGCTCAAAGGTGTCTGTTCGGCAGATGCCATCGTGGATGGCTATCGGAAACAGACAAGCCTGCAATCGTTCTTCAATTTCATGGATTCCGTCATTGGGCAACTGAAACGCCTGAACAGGGAACGTACATCGGAAACCTATGCGTCTACTTTGTTCAGCTTCATGCGTTTCAGGCGGAACAAGGATATACAGTTGGACGATATGGATGAGGACTTGATAATGGAATACGAGGCATGGCTGAAAACAAATGGCGTATCCTTGAACACCATATCTTTCTATATGCGCATCCTGCGCGCCACCTACAACCGTGCCGTGGAAAAAGGACTAACCGTGCAAAAGCATCCGTTTAAGCATGTCTATACGGGAATGGACAAGACCGTGAAACGCGCAATATCCTTGAAGGACATCCGGCGCATCAAGGAGCTTGACCTGACGGGAAAGCCGCATTGGGAACTGGCAAGGGATATGTTTCTTTTTTCGTTCTACACCCGTGGCATGTCGTTCATTGACATGGCTTATTTGAAGAAGTCCGACCTGAAGAACGGCATATTGAGTTACCGGAGGCACAAGACCGGACAACAACTCCACATCAGGTGGGAAAGCTGCATGGAGGAAACCGTGGCGAAATATGCCGCAGGATGTTCCGGTGATTACTTGCTCCCCATCCTGAAACTGCCTTCCAAGAAACTGCGCAGCCAATACAAAAGCACGCTGTTCCGCATCAACAAGTACCTGAAAGAGATTGCCCGGCTGTGCGGCATTGCCGCGTCGCTTACCATGTACGTGAGCAGGCACTCTTGGGCAAGCATCGCCAAAAGCAAGAACATACCAATTTCTGTAATCAGCGAGGGCATGGGACACGATTCGGAGGAAACCACGCGCATATACCTCGCGTCATTGGACGGTTCGGTGATAGACAAAGCGAACTTGCTTATTCTGAAAGACTTGTAATCGGAAGTTGTTTGGGAACAATGACGGTACTTCTGACGGGAGATACACTATCGGATGCAAATTTACACATTTTTATGAAAAACGGGCAATTTGCACTCCATAAAAATGCGTCAAACAAGCATTAAAGCAGCATTGAAACGGCTGTTGTTTTACAAATGAGAAATAAACGGTTTGATTATCAGGCATTATGCTCTCCCGTCAGGAGATACACTTTAACATGAGTGTATCAACGTGCCTGAAACAGCCGACATATTGGAGAACAGCATCTTGCAGGATTCCCTCGGATTGCTGTCCACCCTACTCAAAGACCACACGACGAGCAGGGGCGATGCCGTGTGCAACATTTTCTGGGCGACTTCCGACTATGAACACCTTGGCAAAGGGTATGGCTACCGTGACCCGATATTGCCCGAACTCATCACGGGTAACAACGGTCAGGTCATCATGCCCCGTGTCCTGAAACACAAGGACACCCAGTCTGCGCGTGTCCGTGACATGGCGGAGGTGTTCACCCCTGCATGGGTGTGCAACGCGCAGAACAACCTGATTGACGAGGCGTGGTTCGGCAGGAAAGACGTGTTCAATATGGAATACACGTCAGAGGACGGTACGCACGGCTGGAAAACGAATCCTGAAAGAATTTCTTTCCCCGAAGGAAAGACATGGAAGGATTATGTCCGTGACACCCGTCTTGAAATCACCTGCGGCGAAGCACCCTATATCGTCAGCCGCTATGACGCCATCACAGGTGCGGTCATTCCGCTTTCTGACCGTATCGGACTGCTCGACCGCAAACTGCGTGTCATTAGCGAAAATACCGGGACTTCCGGCGAATGGCTGGAAGCCGCACAGGAAGCCTACAAGAGCCTCTATGCCTACGAATGGCAGGGCGACAGCCTGCTTATCGCCCGTGAATCCATGCTTGCCTCTTTTGTCGAATACTACCGTGCCAAGTTCGGGAAAGACCCGTTGGCGAAGTCCGTGAACTACATCGCCTACATCATTTCGTGGAACGTGTGGCAGATGGACGGGTTGAAAGGTGTTGTGCCTGACAGTTGCCACGAAAGGGTGGAAATGTCCACAGACCTTTTCGGGGAAACCACACGGACAGTGACCACCTGTGAGGGATGCCGCACGGACAACATTTTCAGGCATAACGGCACTTATTGCCTCATAAAGGACTGGCGTGCCAAAGACCCGCAGACCGGGCGTAAAGGCAAGCGAATCCGATACATTGACCTCCTAAAATGAATGCCTATGAAATACTTTTCTTCCCTTAAACTGAAGCTGATATACGTGTTCCGCATCAACGATGCCGAACATAAGGACTGTCTGAAGATAGGCGAGGCTACCTGTGACGATGAGAACGTCATCGGACTGGCGCCCAACAGCAAGCCTTTGAATGAGGCGGCAAGGAAGCGCATCAACCAGTACACGCAGACCGCAGGCATACGCTACGAACTGTTACACACCGAACTGACGCTGTACAACCGTGGCGGCTTGCGTTCGTTCAACGACAAGGAGGTACATGCCGTATTGGAGCGTTCAGGCGTAAAGAGGAAGGTATTTGACATGGAGAACAAGGCTAACGAATGGTTCATGACCAGCCTTGATGTGGTAAAACGTGCCATTGCAGCCGTCAAGGAAGGCAAGGAATCCATGTCACCGGGAGAGGTAACAAACGGACGCAGCCCCATTGTGTTCCGCCCCGAACAGAGGGAAGCCATTGAGAAGACGGAAAGGCAGTTCAGGAAAGGCAACCAGATGCTCTGGAACGCCAAGATGCGTTTCGGCAAGACCCTCTCCGCCTTGCAGGTGGTCAAGAACATGGATTTCAGGCGGACGCTCATCCTGACCCACCGCCCCGTGGTGGACAGCGGATGGTTCGAGGACTTCGGCAAGATATTCTATGACCGCAACGACTTTGCCTACGGCTCCAAGAACAACGGGGAAAGCCATGAAAGCCTTGAACGAAGGGCAAAGACTGACGGACTGCATTATGTCTATTTCGCTTCCATGCAGGACTTGCGCGGCTCTGAACTTGTCGGCGGCAACTTTGACAAGAACAATGAGGTGTTCGCCACGCCTTGGAACTTGGTTATCGTGGACGAGGCGCACGAGGGAACGCAGACCGAACTCGGCAAGGCGGTGATGGCAGAACTGGTCAAAGAGGATACAAAAGTTTTACGGTTGTCTGGTACGCCGTTCAATCTCTTAGACGATTTCAAGGAAAACGAAATCTACACATGGGACTACGTGATGGAGCAGCGTGCCAAACTGGAATGGGACAAGACCCACTTCGGCGACCCCAACCCTTATGCGGCGTTGCCTGCCATGAACATCTATACCTATGACCTCGGACGTTTGCTCAAGGAGTTTGTCGATGAGGACGTGGCTTTCAATTTCCGTGAGTTCTTCCGCGTGAACAAAGACGGAGGCTTTATCCATGAGCGTGACGTTTCCGCTTTCCTCAACCTGCTTACCAAAGAGGACAAGGAAAGTTGTTATCCTTTCGCCAGCGAGGAATACCGCAATGTTTTCCGCCATACGCTGTGGATGGTGCCGGGCGTGAAGGAGGCAAAGGCGTTGAGTGCGTTGTTGCAGCAGCATCCCGTGTTCCAGCATTTCCATATTGTCAATGTGGCGGGTGACGGCGACGAGGACGAGGAAAACCGCGGTGCGCTTGAAATGGTAAATGAGGCTATCGGAAAAGACCCGGATGCGACACGTACCATCACCCTGTCCTGCGGACGCCTGACAACAGGTGTGAGCGTTCCGGCATGGACTGCCGTATTCATGCTTTCCGGCTCATACAACACGGCGGCTTCCAGCTATATGCAGACCATCTTCCGCGTGCAGACACCTGCCATCATCAACGGAAGGGTGAAGGAGCAGTGTTACGTGTTCGACTTTGCGCCAGACCGCACGCTGAAAGTCCTTGCCGAGACCGCGAAGATTTCCGCCAAGGCAGGTAAGACCTCGCAGGACGACCGCAAGACGATGGGCGACTTCCTCAACTTCTGCCCGGTCATTTCCATCGAAGGCTCGCGCATGGACAAGTTTGACGTGCCGCGTATGTTGGAACAGTTGAAGAAGGTCTACGTGGAGCGTGTGGTGCGCAACGGATTCGAGGACAACAGCCTCTACAATGATGAGTTATTGAAACTGGGCGATTTGGAGTTGCAGGAGTTTGATGACCTGAAGAAAATCATCGGCCAGACCAAGGCTATGCCCAAGACCAATCAGGTGGATATTAACAACCAAGGGCTGACAAGCGAAGAATACGAGGAAAAGGAGAAGCTGGAGAAGAAATCCAAGAAGGAACTGACCGAGGAAGAGAAGCGCAGGCTGGAGGAACTAAAAAAGAAAACGAAGAACCGCGAGGCGGCTATCTCCATTCTCCGTGGCATATCCATCCGCATGCCCCTGCTCATCTACGGTGCGGAGCTGGATAACGAGGACGAGGAAATCACCATTGACAACTTCGCCGAGAAGATAGACCCGCGTTCCTGGGAGGAATTCATGCCCAAAGGGGTGAGCAAGCAGAAGTTCAATGCCTTCAAGAAATACTACGACCCGGACATCTTCCGTGCCGCTGGCAAGCGTATCCGTGCGATGGCGAAAGCGGCGGACAAACTGAGTGTGGAGGAGCGCATCGGGCGCATCACGGACATCTTTAGCACGTTCCGCAATCCCGACAAGGAAACGGTACTTACCCCGTGGCGTGTGGTAAACATGCACTTGGGAGACTGTTTGGGTGGCTACTGCTTTTTTGACAAGGATTATGAGCATACCATTGACGAGCCGCGTTTCATCGAACACGGCAAGGTAACGGAAGAAGTGTTCACCCCTGACAGCCGTATCCTTGAAATCAATTCCAAGTCGGGCTTGTACCCGCTTTACATGGCTTATGGCATTTACCGCTCCCGGCTGAAAGACAGCACAATCTCTGCCGACACGTTGAAAGAGCAGCAGGCTGTATGGGACAAGGTCGTTGGCGAAAACATTTTCGTGGTCTGCAAGACGCCGATGGCAAAGAGCATTACCAAACGGACGCTCGTGGGCTTTCGCGGAACAAAGACAAATATGTATGCACCCGATGACCTTATCAACAAAATTAAGAACCAACCGGAACTTTTCATCAAAAAAGTTCATGACCTAGCAGGAGACAATATGAGATTCAACGCAGTGGTGGGGAATCCGCCGTATCAAGAAGTAGTAGCTCAGAAAGATACAGATAATGGGCAAAAACGCAGTAGCAGTATTTTCCAATATTTCCAGATGATAAGCGAAAAAATTGGGAAATACACTTCCTTAATATATCCTGGCGCAAGATGGATTCATCGGTCGGGCAAAGGTCTAGAGAAATTTGGCTTGGCGCAGATGAACGACCCCCACTTGGCTATGCTTGAATTCTTCCCTCAATCCACGGACGTGTTCAAGGACGTGGCCATCGCCGATGGATTGTCTATCGTCTTAAAAGACATGGGCAAGAGGGAGAAAGGCTTCATCTATCGCTATTCCAAAGAAGGCAAGGCCATCACCATTCACGCGGACAATCCGGGTGAGGACTTGTTTCCGCTCAATCCTAATGACGATGAGATTGTAAGGAAGTTGGACAAGGTGATAAAAGAGAACGGCTGCTTGCATGATGCGGTATTATCGCAAAAACTTTTTGGCATAGAAAGCGACTTCGTGGAAAAAAATCCTTCTCTTGTCAGGGAATATAACGAGGGAGACACCTTTAACCCCAATACGGAAATAAAGCTATTCACCAACGACAAAGCGGGTAAGAGCGGGCGTGCTCGTTGGTATGTGGCAAGCAAGAATGTTATATCTTCTGGAACAGAGTATTTAGGACGTTGGAAAGTCATTGTTTCAAGTGCGAATGCCGGAGGACAAAAGCGAAGTAATCAAATAGCCGTAATAGATAACCATAGTGCGTTTGGACGTTCACGAGTAGCCTTGAAAACTTTTGAAACAGAAAAAGAAGCACATAATTTCTTCAAATACGCGACCAGTGAAATAATACGGTTCGCGTTCTTAATGACAGATGAGTCTTTGACATCCTTGGCAAAGAAAGTTCCTGATTTATTAAACTATACCGATAGTAACGGGTTAATTAATTATAATGAAGATGTTAATATGCAGTTGTACAGACTTTTTGGTATAGCTGATACGCAGCGACAGTATATCAAAAAAGTGCTTTCTACAAAAAAATGA